CTTTACATTTTGAATGCTATCAAAATTTTCTTGCAAACCTTCTGCGAAAGCTTGGCTAAATGATTTTTTTTCTTCCACTTTGTTTGATTTTACTGATTTAACGTGTGCTTGTAAAACGTCAAAGCCTTTTACAATTTCTGCTTGTTGAGCTTTCAATGAATCTAATTCAGTTGTCAAAGATTTTACTGTCTCTGCGCTGTCATTAGCATTCAAAGCATTGCTTTTTTCTTCTACTGAAGCAATTACTGATTTCAACTTATCAGCAATCTCAGCTTTTGTTTTTTCGTTGATAGAAGCTTCAAGAGATGATTTCAATCCTTCAAGTTCTGTCATTAATTCTTTCTTATCCATTTTGTAGATTTAAGATTTAAGTTTGTTATTAAATTCACGAATAGTATCTAAGATTTCATTTGATGGCTCTGTGGCCTTTGCCGGCAGAGTACCTTTTTTAAGATCCAAGATATGTTGCGCTAATTGTTTACTATGTAATATAAGTGCCTGTATTGTTTCATCTGTTGCGTCTGTATTTCTACAAAACTTTTCAATCGCTGCTTGTTGAGCAACAATCATATCAATATCAAATGATCCTTTCAATGAAACAATAGGAGTTAATGGATTCGCACCCCAAGCAGTAAGTGATGATCCTTCGTACAATTTTACTTCAGTTATTTCAAACCATCCTTTTGATGGATTCTTCATATAGTCCTCGTAAGATTGTATTTGATTTCTCTTGACAACATTAAAACCAATTGAATGCTCGGTTATCAAACCGCTTTCAACCATTTTAATAAAATCCTGACCATCTTCGTGAGTTCCAATTTGACTTTCATACAAAAGCCCAGTATTATCTTCTTTCAAAGACAATAGTTTACCCAATGGCTCGCAAGGATCGTGATTAAGCAAATGCTTGATTCTTGGAAGCTTTGAAGTAGGACCTTGCTCTTTTATTGTCTTAGCAAAAGCACCTTTTCTAATTATGTCTCCATCAGAATCAACATTGTCAAAATGAGAAAAATATCCTTGTACAATCCCTTTGATTGGATTGACATCAGTTATTTCAAGACCTATTGAACTATCCTTAAATGATATTATATTTTTCACGATTTAAAATTAGTTATTAATTTATTTGGTTTCTATTGTATTTTTTCATTTTTTTGTGTTAAAAATAACAATTATGACTACTTACAAAGGAAAAAACATCAGAATTTCTGAAAGCACACATCAATTACTCAAAAAAAAGCTACCAATTGAGATTATTATGTCAAAATTCGTTGAGTACGCAATCATTGAAAAACTCGAAAGAGACAATTTGATTAACAAAGACGTTGAAGTAGAAACAGAGAAGGTTATCAATAGATTTAGATAAGCCTTCCATTAGCGTCTCTTTTACCGATAAATGCAATTGTACACCTACAATTAACTGTTTCGTTACCCGGCACCGGTAGTCCATTTGGTTGAGTTCTTGCTCCCGGATGATCCATTTGAATTCCTCCAACATTAAATGGCGCATTCAAATCAACAATACTTCCATCAACTTGACTGTGATCGTGCCGGGTGCGTTTATCTTTTACTGCTATCCAAATTTTATTCAAATTATCTCCGCTTTGTTGTGCATACAATTGAGCAGCAGTATTTGAAGCAGTAACAACTTCAGTTCTTGCTATTCTCATAGCACGCATTCTGCTGAACTCAGGATGGACTAAAAGTATCTCAACAATTTTATCAAATGACAAACCAAGTTGTGTTGCATTCATAAGCACATTTGAAATAATTTCTCTGCTATATGATGTCATAAGTTCTGCGTCATTCAATAAATCAATTCCAAAGTATTGATTCATCAATGCGATAATACTTTCATTAAATCCCATCTGCCCATCAGCTTTCTTCATTGATGTTTTAATGTACGAAGCCCAACTTGGTCCAACAATTTTATATAAATCAAGTAAAACAGAATAAATTGGAAATGATGGAATGGTATTAACGTCTTTTGTTTTTGCAAATGCTTTTACTTGCAATTTCAATGCTTCTTCAAATTTCTTTGTGTATTTTTTCTCTTGCCTTTGTTGGAATCTATTCCACTTAAACCAAAAAGCAGTTTGTTGCTCAATAGTCATTAGCTTATGTCTTGATTTAATTTTTCTATCAGCAATCTTTTTACCTCTTTTATCTTCCACTCATTTTTTTGCTTCTTCAATGGGCAACTCGGAGCAGGCAACTCATAAATAAGATTTACCTTAATCGCCCTTGCAAGAGAATCAACTATCGCTGTCAAACTTTTTTCTTCTGCCATAACTAATTTTGCGGAGGAGTTACATCAGGCACTATTCCCAAATCAGACAACAACATTTTATTATTGCTGATAAGTATTTGATCCATCAATGGATCAGGAATAGATTCGAATTGCATTATGTCTCTCTTTTCATTTGGAGTAACCCACCACATAGCGTCAAGTGCGTCTGCTTGCTTTTTCAAATCTTCGTGAAGTGATGGTATCTCACTCAAATCTATTTCAATCGTTCTCTTTTTATCAGTACCGAATAGAGGAGCAATTTGATTAACAAGCGCGTCTCTTAATAAATAAATGTTTGGAAGAATACTATTTGTGTACAATCTTTTTTCAGCCCAGTTAACATTGTTATCTGTTGATGCTTTGTGATTGTTCAACAATACCTCAGGAATCTTGTAAGCATTACAAAGCTTTGTGAAATCAATGCCTTGCAATTCCAACACATTCATATCAGCAAGAGACAAACCAAGCTCGATATATCCCATCTCTCCTGCTGCGAAATATGGCGCACCTTTATTTTCTGCTTTACGCAAATAAGTTGCGAAGTCATTTTTTCTTTGACCTAAACTCTCAATTGAATAATCAGATTTCTCATATACAATACCCGGAACACCGCCATTCTGAACTTGCGCAACAGAAGCGTCCATACCTGCATTTAATCTTGTCAATCTCTTTGACAAAACTTGCAACGGACTTAGTCCTCTCCACTGTTGCCCATTAGTAATGGTTGGATTGAAATATTTGATATGCAACACCTCATCTTTTGTGAAATCTCCAGTGTAATTCATATCAGTATAACGGTAACCAATAACGTACTGAGGGAATGTATCAGAAATTATCACTTGGATATTCTGATTATTCAGAACGCTTAATGTAACCTTACCTTTGTTTGGTCCAAGCTCAACAATATTTTTGTACAAGAATAATTCTCCAGTGATGTACAAAATAGAATAGTACATTATCCTATCCTCATAAGTTATGCTATCCAAAAATTGCACGAACTTATCATTGTCAGGTAAATCCTGCATAGCCTTGCTTCTGTAATATTTGCCGTGCAAAGTTTGTTGGCCACCGAACTTCTTATAGTTCTTCATTGCTACTTGATTCACTATCTCGTAGCCATACATTGGAATCCTCGCTGCTGTTTCACTTAGCAGGCTTATTATTGAGTACACATCATCAACAGTTGTGTACGTATCAACATTCTCTAACACTTGCCAATTCGGATATATCGCTGTACTCGCATTTAGCGTCATACCGAATGATGTTCTTTGCAACTGCTTTATCTGTTGCTTCATTTCATTTACTATCTTCGGTACTCCAAAGATTTTATCAATTATCCGCATACGCAAAAACTATTTTTGGTTTTAGTTCAAAAATTTCTCTCATCATCAACATATCCATAAGATCCGGAGAATCGCCACTCAATTTCTGCTTCATCTCATCCTTGGATATAATTTTAAGCTTGCCATCGTAATCTATCCTATCCCTTCTTATCGCTTTTCGCTCGTACAAAAATCTTTGTCTCACTGTCATCTGCACATTGTACATTTTATTGGCAACCCTTTCATTTATTTTTATCTCTCCTCTGTTAACTCGCGCACCCATTCTATAATAGCACTGCGTTTTCAAATTAAAATAATTCTCTTTGATGTATTTGCCGCTCGTATCATCCTTCGCAACCATCGCAGCACCGCCACCATTGAATGGCACCGATCCTCTCACAAACCCATCAACATACGCACCCACACCATCACTGTCATAACAAATGTAACGATTTTCTACATTATATTTGTGAGCCATTTTATTTATCAGCTCAATTACCTGCATACCATCACTCTTATCCATCATCTCTATATCTATCAACTCAAATCCTTCCCAGTAACCAACCACTAACTTGTTGCTACCCTTCATCGCAATATCAGCGGTAATAAATTTATTACGTCTGTCAACCACTCTCTCCAAATCAAAGCAATCCAAAAACGACTTATGATCAAAAATGTCATTTGGCGATTGGCTCACTTTCCATCGCCCTTCCAATAGTTGCCTCCTTGTCTCCTCATCCTGCGACAATAAATTCCCCGGGTACGATGGATCAGCTTCAAGCCCTCTTTTGTTATCGTATATGCTACCACTCACAAAGGTAATAGATTTGATGAAGTCCTCGGCCCTCAGTCCACTCTGCTCAATTAGCGGTTGAATTACGTGCCACGCATTTTGCTTCACTTCTTCGTAGCTGTTTCCCCATATATAGCTGTCTCCATACTTAATAAAATATCTAAGTACCCCCCTCCTCTCTAAAATAGGGTAACCTGTCTCTTTATCTATCCACCACTCAATCAATTTATATACCCAACTGTCAGGATCAGGATTGCAAGTAGCCCTTACGTATGGCTTCACTCCGCAATTTGACCTATTCCTTGACAATAAGTAGAAAAACATTGTCTCCGTGAAGTGCGTCAACTCATCAAAGCCCAAAAATGTTATCTGCGATCCCTGCCAGTCAAATTTATTCTTCTCATACTCCAAATGCCGAAAAGATAGCTTTGCCCCTGATGGAAATTGCCAGTCAAGAGATGATTCCCTTGGATCAGCTTTCATTATCGGATATAATTTCATAGAAGTATCCCAAAGCCCACCTTCATTCCTTATCTGCACCGATGTCCTACGAAATATCACTCCTCCAAACTCAGGATTATTGATATGGCGCAGTGGCTCGAGTAGCAACGCAAATGTTTTACCAACAAAAGCGGCAGCACCTCCAATCTCTATATCGGCTTGGCTCGAAAGTGCAATCTCCTGATAGCCGGGTTGCGGTTTTATGTAGTCAATCTTAGTTCTCGCTTTCTTCGTGGCTGTTTTCGTTGTCTGTTTCTCCATAGTTGCTTGATAAAATCTTTGCGCTTTCTTTTACATCAATAGTTGCCGAAATTGGCTCAATCAATTCTCCCATAACATCGCGGTTATTATGCGGTAGTTGAATTACCTGAATATGCTCAACTCTTTTCACTGTGTCAATATCCAGTTTCTCTTTTGGCCTTCCAACAGCATGCTCAAAAACAAATTTAATTAATTGAGGTTGCTTTGAATCCAAAAGAGCCATAAAGCCATCTTTCAGGCTGCCATATCTTTCGGTTATCGCTGCAAGGGAGGTTTCAATGACTTTTTGTTCGTGTGTGTCTTTTTGTATGTGCCTTTGTCTTTTCATACTTTTCTCATTTTTGTAAAACTACAATTTATTTTATTCAAAACAAGCATTTGAAATTAATATTTTTAATAATACCTTTATTTTGGACAAAAAATTTGTAGATGGGCTTCGGTGTGAAATCCTAAAACTGAAAAGTTCGGAAGGAAATATAGAATGCTTTGTGATTATTTTTAATATGTTTATTAGGGCAAAATATTTGGCGATGGGGTTCCTCTACCCCTGCCGACCTGAAATCGCCCAGCACTTATATCATTTTATCTTCATTCAATTATAAGCCTATTTTAAGCCGAAATAAGACAGGATACAATAAAACAAGGTAATTACACTACTTAATCAAAGATAAGGCAAGGAAACGGCTAAAATTAAGCAATACGAATGAATAACGCAAAGTAATTTAAACGGCTTGAATTATTCGCGCTTTTGGGTAACGTGTCTAAGATGGGAACAATACCAATGGCGCAAAAGTCAGGCGCAATAAGGATAAGACAAGGCGCAAAGGTTTATCAAGGTACAAAGCAGCAACAAAAAAAATATTTGTAACCGATTCGGATTGAATGTAACCGATACGGATACGGCTATCTTTATGTTTCTTTGCGGTTACATCAAACGCAATAAGCACACACAATACAGACAATAAGCGCTAATAGTAAACAATACTATTTTGTAGCGCTGTAACCGATTTTGACTATTTTTCCTATTTTTTTACCCCTATTATATATATATACTTTACTATTACCCCTCCCTTAAAGGATAAATAAAATAGGTTACATTGGTTACAATTAGCGTAAATACTGAAAAAATACCCTACATTATCCACTACAAAGCGCAAAAATTGCAACCAATAATAAAATATTCTGTATTAAAAAACATTAATGTTAACACAATTACACCACAATTACACTACAATTACACTACAACTTAACACATATTTTGTAGTAATTATACTACAAACGAGTACTTTTACTCAATTTTTAAATATCAGCGAAAATAATTTTGTGAATTGTTTTTTATACTTTACTTTTGATTTCTCATTAATTAATAACTAAAAAAAATAACACTATGAGCAAATTACAAACAATTGCAGCAGCTGTATTTATTGGGCTTTTAGCCTTTCTTATCATTAATACTTTAGCGTGGATCCTTTATTTTATTTTTCACCATTAATCAATTTATTTAATTAACCAATAAAACTAAACACAATGAAACAGTACATTAATCAGAACGACAAAACAATTAAAATAGAGGTATTTTATAACAAGGGAGGAGTAAATTACTACAATGGGAAAACTGAAAAACGCGGGTATTATTTATTAGCCGTACCGGTTGAAATTTCTGGGGGTACAATGTGCAACGTCCAAAAATACCAGATCGAAAAAATAACGGCTTTTACCGGTTATCGTTTCTTAATACACGAAGCAAGCCGCAAAAGTGAAAAACAATATAACGAAGCGTTAAAAATATCAGAAACTGAAATTAAAAACATACTTACATACTTTAATTAATTAACCAATAAAAAACAACACTATGCCACTAAAAGAAAAAATACAATTATTAAGCCCGGACGGCTTCGATCTTTATTACAATAAATACTACAGTACATTAATCGAAGCGCAAAAGGACGCCTTAAAATGGATAAAAAGATATAAAAAGCAGGGCTATTATTCATCTGTTAAATACGGCCGCATACCTGTAGAGGATCTAAAAAACTACATTTTAAAAGTAACTGTATTTATTTAAATAACATTAATCAACCAATAAAACTAAACACAATGAAAAAAGTATTTTCCGACAAAAGTCAAGTAGCACATCTTTGGGCTAATAAACATCAAAACGAAGCGCGCACCAGTACGAATAATTTTTATTTTTACGATGATAGTATTTATTCTTATGGATCACATTTTAGAATAGCTAAACACGTAAGAAACGAAGCGGGCGAAGCGGGCGTATTATTTACAACGCGTTCATATTCAAATACAACCGCAAAGCATATCAATACAACTTTTATGGCTTGTAGGAATCAAAATATAATCTTTTGCGCTTATCCGGATCAATACGCGCATAAAGAAAATATCGAAGCGTGGGTAAAAGCTTTAGAGGTACAAGCCGCAAAGCTAACAAAAGCAAAAAAACCTGAATTGTATTTAAATCAAATTACTCATTTAACAGTACAAGCGCAAAAATATTTATCATTTTTCGGCCTTGAAGCTCCAGTGTTATTAAATGAGCTATTTAATATAACTAATAAGGATCAATTTAAACAATATGAGGAAAGTCGCAAAGAACTCGAAAAGAAAGAAGCGGCAAGAAAGCAAAAAGAACTAATAAAAGCGCATAAAAAAGAACTTACAAAGTTTTTGAATTTTGAAATTGATAAAATATATACAGATATTAAAAAAGATTATTTGCGCTACAATACTGAGAAAAATAGAATAGAAACAACCCAACGAGTTGAAATACCAGTCGAAGCCGGTAAAAGATTATTTGAAGCCCTAAAAAATGATCTTTTGAAAATAAAAGATCAAATTTTAAATTATTCAGTCAATTACATTGATAAAACAACGGTAAAAATTGGGTGCCATACTTTCGACAAAAAATACCTTTTGAATTTTGGCGCAAAATTATTTTCATAATAAACCAACGTTAAAAAATATTAACAGGCTCAAAAAAGCCTGTTTTTTTTGGCTTAAATTTTAATAGTATGTAAAAGATAAAACCATATAAAAAAACAACCATTAATTGTGTTGGCTT